GCAGGACGCGCTGGATTTGAAGGCCAATGCCGCCGTGTCGTTGGTCGCGGGAAATGGGCTGAGCGGCGGGGGCACGCTGGGCGCGAATCGTACGTTCACGTTGGGCACGCCGTCCAAACTGTCGGCCGCCACCACAAATGCAGTGACCGCCACGAGCCATACGCATGAACTGGACACGCAGACGGCGCCGAACGATGCGACCGTGGGGCGGATTCTGACGGTGGGTAACGCGTTCGGATTGGGAGCGGATAACCCGTTGGGAACTCTGGATCTGAACACGGTGAAGATTCCCGGCTTTTACGGGCAGTCGGCGAGTGCTAACGCCACATCGGCGCGCAATTACCCCCTTGCTATGGCAGGCGCGCTCTTGGTCGAATCGGGTGGGAGCCAGATCACAACGCAGAAATACACGATCTACAACACGGGAACGATATACAGCCGCGCCTGCTACAACGGCGTTTGGTATGCGTGGAAGGAAGTCGTGACGGTCGATAGCAATCCTGCAAATGCATGGGCAGGCATGATCGCCTTCTTCGCCCGTTCGACCCCCCCCTCCGGCTGGTTGCGCGCCAATGGCGCAACTATTTCCCGCGCAACTTATCCCGATCTGTTCGCCGCCATCGGCGCGAATTGGGGAGGCGGAAACGGAACTACGTTTGTCCTGCCCGATTTGCGAGCTGAGTTTATTCGTGGCCTGGATGACGGGCGCGGCGGAGATCCCGGACGTCTGCTCGGTACGCCTCAAGGCAGTCAGAACCTGATCCATTCCCACGGCGTTAACGATCCCGGCCACGTGCACCAACTGAACTATCAGGTACCCGCGAACGTGGTCGATACAGATAGGGGAACCAGCGGTTCGAGTCACTTTTCGATTGACGATCCGATCATCCCACACACGGCCACGAGTTGGACCGGTATTTCCATCCAGCACGACGGTGGAAATGAGTCGCGGCCGCGAAATCTCGCCTTGCTGGCATGCATCAAGTATTGAACGGAGGCTATATGCAGGAAGCAAATTCGAATGAGGAGTCGAGCATGGAAAACACTCAGTCACGCAAATTGATGTCGCAATTGGATGCGCAGGGTTATTTCGTCGGGCCGGTGTGGGCTGACGCCTCGCCTCTGGATGAACCCGGCCACTTTTTGATTCCGGGCGGCGCCATTGATCGTGAGCCGCCAAGCCCTGTTGAACCTGAACGCCTTTATCGCCCTGAGGGTGACGCGGGTTGGATAAGCGTCGAAGACTTTCGCCATCGCGCGTTTTACCAGACTCGAAACGGAGAGGCCTATGGCCTGGGAGAAGCGTCAAAAGGCCAGCGGTATGACGGCATAGGCCCGATCCCGAATTGGCTGACGTTTGAACCCCGTCCCAATGCTTGGAGCGTGTGGAACGGTTCGGCTTGGACCCTAGATGACGCGCTATTTTCCCTCGAAATCACTCGGCGCCGTTCGGAGGAAAAACGAGAAAAGCTGCTGTCAGCTGGGCTGATGATTGCACCGTTGTTGGACGCTTTCAGCTTGGGAATAGCCACGCAGGAAGAACTGAATCTGCTAGACATGTGGAAGCGATATCGCGTCGAACTGTCGCGCGTCGATCCGGCAGATCATGAAGCCGGCTGGCCTGATACGCCCGGCTGAACGCGTTCTCGCAGGCATAGTTCCGCGTCTTTTCAAGCCCGCCTCCCCGCGGGCTTTTTTTCACCCCACAGGAGGCCATCCTGCACACCCTACTCAGGAGCACCCCTTCTATGGAACCCGGCTCTACCAGCCTAGGCGGTCTTGCCGCCTTAAAGGTCGCGATGGCGTACGGGATTCCCGCCGCCATCGCGGCCATGCTTGGCTTATTGATCATGCCGCCACGGACGATTAGAGAATTCACGGTCCGCACGGTATCCACCGTAACCTGTTCCTTTCTCTTCGGCCCGGCGCTGGCCGCATCGGTCATTGCCTGGAAGCCCGCTTTGATGGAGGCCATGACCTGGCTCGCCCATCATGGCGCGGGCACCGACGATGCGTTGCTTGCCAAGTTTTATGTGCTGGGTCCCAGCATGTTGTTGGCCGGCTTACCGGCGTGGTGGGTGTTGGGTGCGTACATGCGTTGGATGGCCAGCATGCGAAAAAAAGGGGTGCTGGAGTGGCTGGCCGAGGCGCGTGCCAAGGTGTTGGGCACGCCCGGTAATAGAGGAAACACCCATGACCCTTAACTCTCTCATCCCCGCCGCCATCTCCCCGGCGCTCGCTTTGCTGCCACCCGCCATGACCTCCCCCGCGGCTCGCATCCTCTTGCTTGCCATCGGGCTTCAAGAAAGCCGATTCCTGCACCGCCGCCAGATCAACGGCCCGGCTCGCGGGTTCTGGCAGTTTGAGAAAAATGGCGGTGTCCTCGGCGTGCTGACGCACCCGTCCAGCCGCGACGCCGCGCACCACCTGTGCGCCGCCCGCAACGTTGCCCCGTTATCCGCCTCCGTCTACCCGGCATTGGAAACGGACGATGTGCTGGCCGCAGGCTTCGCGCGGCTGCTCTTATGGACGGACCCATGGCGTTTGCCGGCGCCCGGTGATGCCGACGGGGCTTGGGCGCTGTACTTGCGTACCTGGCGGCCGGGCAAGCCGCATCCGCATACGTGGCCGGCGCTGTATGCCCAAGCCCGCCTGGCAGAGGAAAGCTCTCATGCGTACATGGCTTGAGCGATTCAACAAGATGGTGTGGGCCGCTTTCGGGGCCATCGCGTTATTGGTGCTGGCTTACTTGCGCGGACGCGGCGCCGGCCGCGCGGCCGAACGCGAGCAGCGCGATGCGCGCATCAACCAGCAGGCGGATCATGCCCGGCAGGAGACCAGAAATGTGCAAGATCAAACGGCTCGCATGGATGACGCTGCCATTGCTGCTGAGCTTAAGCGCGACTGGGTGCGTGGCGCCGGCCCGGGTGGGCGTTGAATACTGCGAGCATGCGCGCCCGATTTACTTCGATGACGCGCAGCAGGTTGACGACACGCCGGCGGCGGTACGCCGGCAGATTCGCCAGGGTAATACCGTCTGGCGCAGGCTGTGCGGCGCGCCGTCATGACCTAGTCGATATGGCGGTTTATGGCTCTATCGCGCTAGGCCAAGAAGGCGCACGATAGCGGTTCTGATCTTCTCTATCCAGGACC